TATTTTCATACTCCCACAATGGTTGAAGATTCAAATAATGGTTAGCAATAGACATACCTTCTTCTATATTGTCTCTATATTCTTGACAAAAATAAGACAAAGGTATGATATGGTCAATATTCCACTTCCCCTTTCCATTGCCTCTATTCTCCCAAGTCATACCATCTTTAAATTGAGACTCAATATGAATAATTAAGTCGGGAATAGAGCAACCAAGAAAATCAAGATTTCTTTTCCATCCGTACAAGAAATATTCTCGAATAGAATCTCTTAATTTTTTCAAATATTTCTGCTTCGTTTTAAAAACAATATCTGTTTCTAATTTATTTTGTTTCCATTGTTTCAAACGCCCACTAAGCCTATATTCTATATGCAGTTGCTTATAATAATCCTTTTTGTCTTTATAAGTCTCTTTTGCTTGTTTTGAACGGCATTCCTTACAAATACAGTCAAATCCCGTACTCGACGTTCTATGGACATAAAACTTACTTCTTTCCTTTTCTTCCCCACAAACAGAGCATACTATCTTGCCTTCATAAGAAAGTTCTCTATTTCTTTCTCTATTTTTATCTCTACTTTCAGCAGCACTTTTGTTAGCGCACTCCTTACAATACCCAGATCGTCCGTCTACATGAGTTTTGCTTTTTCCAAAATTATCAATAGAAAGCTCTCTACCACAACAAGAACAAACTTTAAACTCTTTAATTATCCTTTCTTCTAAAGGAATATTTTTTATGACAGACAATCTTTTGCTTTTCTTCAAGTCAGCACATTTCTTGCAATAGCAATTCAACCCATCCGGTTGGTTCTTTTTCTTATAGAACTCACTGATAGGCAATTCTTGTCGACAACAAGAACAAACTTTTGTCCCTTTTTGAAAGTCTGCTTTCATATTGTACCAAAATTACACCTTCAAAGGTAATCATTTTTCAATCAACGAACTATCTGAACCCCACAATTTCTGATTCTACACCTGGAAGTCCGTCAATAGAAGTCGGGTCACCAAGAGCAATGCTATCCACTTGATTCACTTTCCCAAAGATGATCTTTCCGAGTAAAGACGTATCCACCAATCCCGGTACTATTTCTTCTGACGATAAATCAAGTCCGATAGAACGAATGAAAATAGGTGTCGGCATCAGATTGTTTTGCATCATAAGCTCCTTCATGGTAAATTCTATTTTAAGGAACTGTGAAGCTAAAGTATCCCAAGAGCCAAGTAGTAATGCGTACAGAATCTCTGACATCAGGATTGATTCATTCATGTTTACAGAAAAGCACATGATTTCCAATCCGTACTGCCTTGTGTCCCTATACATAGGAACGCCACCCATAAAAGATTCTATTTTACCTATAGAATTGGCGATACCACCTGTCTTTCCGGGTTCCCGAATAACGTATGCTGGCAATCCTGTTTTGTCTTTCGGATATTCCAAAACTACCTTTATATTGTTCGGGTTTGTTTCTTTTCTTAAAAAGATATTTTTTGCTTGTTCATAATAATTGAAAGAGCCGTCCTGTGTATCTCCCAATACTTTATACAAGAAAGAATCTTTTTCGTTTTCCTTGCTTTCGAAGTCCGTTTGTACATATTCCAAACAGGCTTCCACTATCTTTTTTATTTTGACTATCTGTAACATCGTTACATCGCATTTAAAAATTGATCAATCACTTTATCTGCAACAACATCTATCTTTGCTTGTTCAAGAGCTTTGTCCATAAGTTTATATGGAACAATGCCACCATTCCACCAACTATTAGGATCAGAGTTTTCACTTACCCTTCTCCATGTAAAGTAACCGCTTCTCTTTTCTTTTTCAGTAGAAGCAATATTTACTTTAGTTAGACCCTGATAAATAGGAGCTTTGTGCATGTAAGCAGGTTTATTTACACCCAGCCTATTTATTGCTTTTCTTTGTCCTTTTTCAGAAAAACTTTCTGGTAAATTACCGCTTCCTAATCTTCCTGTCTTCTGAACTGCGTTATAAATTTGTTGCGGCATTATAGAAGCAAACAATCCCGAATCCGCTACAGCTTCCGGTGTTGCATGTCTAAAGGGAATATCTATATACCAACCTCCATCCTGCGCTGTTTTCTTTTTTGGGGAATTTCTAAAACCTTCCTTTTCATCAAAAGGCGGCTGTCCTTCTTCTATCATCAAAGGAATAGAAGAAGCCCTGTTTGTCAACCCGAATGTAACCGACAAAGGGGATTCTCTTTCAATGAAAACTCCCCTTTTATACTCATTTCTTGTAGTACGAAGTTCCCGGCTTATCAGATTTTCCCACCTAAGCTGATATTCAGTTATAACAGCATCTATAATAGAAGCACCTAAAAACGTAGATTGATCCTGTGAAAGATCAAATTCTTCCACCAAATCACTTAAATCTATGTTGATAGGCACTATCATTACTCACTCACTTTCATCTGAATATTGTCGTTCAAAATAACTCCCGATCCATCAAAATTAGGTTTTTCAGACACAATCAAATGCGTTCTCCTTGCCACCGCTTGAATAGGGAGCCTTGTTCTTTCCAATTGTCCCGTTTCCTTGTTTTTCTTCCAAGAAGCCCGGACTTCATGAGGAAAGTCCAGTACATGAAATTCCAATTGATGTTGGTAATAAATACTTACAACCGGATTTAAGGACATATCAGCCGTCAAAATTACGCAATAAGGGTTTGTATCACTTATCTTATAATCTGCCGGAGAAAGCTGTCTCAAAGGCTCTGTAGACGATTCAAACACATGTATGCTATAAATGCTCAATGGTTTGTAAGTCGTAAACACAAAAAAGTTCTCCCCATCCGTTCTTACAGGCAAATTTTCGCTAAAATAAGAGAACTCTTTTAAAATTGTGATCCGGTCAAAATACCCTAAATTGGGTTTATCAACATCTGTTACTGTTATGTTAATTGTCCCTATCAGTTCTTCCGACCAACGTTTGTAACTATTATCCCCGTTTATGCCGGTTATAAGAGCATGAGTGTTTGTAGGGTTGATATAGAAATAACCTGTACCAAAACAATTCTGGCAATCCACTAAAGGCGCATCCGGTGCATTACAAGGACATCTTAACGCCTTTTCCAATATCACCTCATACCCTTTCAAATAAACGGCAGAATCAAACTCTGAACGTATAAATTCAGGACTTGCATTACTCAAAGGCGGAACCGGTGTTTGTAAAATGCTCTTTGACATGATTCACCTCCTTATAATACTAAAAGCCTAAATTCATCGTACACAAGTTTTATCCGCCCTACAGTTTCCTCTATTTCTTTTTGATACTGTTTCAAGCGTGCCCCGTAACCTGCATTTTCAGCAGAAGCGGTAGAGTTGATAGATTGTCTTAATCCATCTATTTCCAAGTGCATAGAAGCTATACCGGGTAAACTGAATATCATATCTCCGGCAATATTAAGCGGGCCAAATGAAGCAAGTTTACCAACAAGATTAATCAAATCGGCAGGCATTTTATCCAAATCAAAACCGGTTATATATTGAATGTCCCAATAGTCCGGTATGTTTGTAAACCGTTGAAAGCCTATCTGCGTAGTCATTCCGGTAAGGATAACATCTGCATTTGCATTAACCGAATTTGCACCGGTAGGAACGACACTCATTCTTCGTTTCCCTATCCCGTCCATATCTTTCTCACAACTAAGCCAACCTTGCGGGTAAATAATCTGCTCCATCTTATTAAGCATACCTGTAAGTGCAAGCGGAACCCTTACCGGACAGTTAGTTTGAATGATAGGAAATTGCTGGAAATAATCTGTTCTGTAATAAGAATGCGTTTCCGATTCAACTAATTGCTTTACAAATTTGAGATTAAAATAATTCTCGATCTCTCTCTGTGCAGCACTCAAATAAGTTCTAAGTGATTCATCAGAAAAAGAAGTCCCCGTACCGGCTTGTATAGCGATACCGTACAGGTAATTGTTCCACATCTCCGCAACGGAAATAACAGAACCCGTATTTTTCTTATACTTTACTGTAAAAATCAGTTGTCCCGGCATAGCTCAAATATCTTTTTACTTTTTGGGTAACGCAATTATAGCATCAATCAGTTCGTCTTTCTGATCTTCTTCTTTGAATCTTCCGGCTTTCTGCTTGCTCATTCCGTTTTCAATAGCAAGTGCCTTCAAATCATCAAAAGTCATTTTAGACATATCTTCCTTTAAGGAAGCAATTTCTTCTTCGGTTGCTGTGTTTTCTCCGACGGCGTCTTCCACAATTTCCTTCGGCTGTCCGCCATTAGACAATCTTTCAACCTCTTTTTTCCACACATTCAAAGACTGTTCCAACTGTTCAATCTTTTTGTTCTTGTCTTTGATGATACCGTTCAAACGAGCAATTTCAAACTCATATTCTTCTTTCAGAACTTTAAGAGCTTCATCGGTATCTTTTTCAGCTTCCGTTTTTTCTTTTTCAAGTTTTTCCGCTTCTTCTTCCAAAGCAATACCGGGGAAACCACCATTTTTGATGTATTCCCAAGTTTCATCCTTTACTTCGGCTTTCCCGTTTTCAAACTCCACAAGTTCATTCAAAAACTGAATGGTAGTGTTTTTATATACTGTTGATACAATCTTTTTCATACGAAATATAATTATTGATAAATAAAATAGGGAAGGAAGGCGTTATAAAACCTTTCCTTCCCTTATTAATTTGCCAAGACAACTGTCTTTAAGCACCCAAACCTTCGTCACCGATATTGATAATACGGCAAATCTTAGCCGGCTGATACAAACACGGCGTACCGTAGTTCAAGATAGCGAATCTACGAGACGGTGCAGTGATAGCAAAGTCAAGTTTGCGAGTGTCACCGAACTGCAAGTATTCGTTGATCTCACTGTCGTTGTAGTAAATCAAAGCAGACTTCGTACCTGCAATGATACGGTTACGGTCACGAACCTTACCGGCATCAGCACCATCATATCCAGCAGTCAACATAGAAGCCGGGATAGTGAAGATAGGATAGTATTCTGTCGTGTCGGTCAAAGCAGTTACTTCCTTGGTACGATAGATAACGTAGCAAGTAGGAGCATAAGCACCACCAACCGGAGCGGTAAACTGCAAATCAACAGACTGATTAGCTGCAACTGCCAAAGCAGTATCCGTCAATTTCAAAGGAGCAGATTCACCATAACGGTTCTTAGCTGTTACCAAGTAGCCATAAGAGCCGGCATGTAATACGAAGTTGGTCTTTGCATCGGCAACAACGGCAGACTTGGTAGCACCGGCAACAGGAACGCCCGGAGCCTTCGGAGAAGAAGCTGTAGCAGAAGCCTTGATCGGACGGCGAACATCAAAGAACTTGTCGCTCTTAACAGAAACCTTACCGAACTGCGTCATGATGTCGTTTACAGACTGTCCCATTGTTGCGCCTACAACGCTGTTAGACATACCGACAACAACACGTTTTGATTCATGGAATTTCTTCACATAGTTGTTGAATACAACCGGTGCAGAAACGATACGGTCAATATAACCGTTATAAACGTTTACAACGCGATCGGCAGCATCTTCAACCAAAACATCTGTCAAGATACCGTTCTGTGCGTCAATTACAGCCGGAGAGCCATAATAAGCATCCAAAATCTGTTCTGTGCTCATACCTTCCGTAGAACCACGGTCAGTAGAAGCTACACCCATCATGTGCTGACGGAAGATACCATCAAACTGTTCTGTAATACAAGTAGAATCAGCATCCGTCAAGCGAGTGTCAATCAAAGTCAAAAGCAAAGTGGTCTTGTTCTGTACCTCACGAGTGTACATATTCATACCACCAGCAAGTTTAGCAAGCATAGCCGGATCAGTTACCTGACCTGTAACGCCCATAAACTTAGAGATGATTGATTTACGGATGTATTGAGTATCTGTTTCTTCCGGTGTTTCACCTTCAAGATTGAAGATACCAATTTCTTCACCATATTTGTACAACTGGTTGTACTGGTGAACCGTATTTTCAATTCTCTGTTTCGGCATTTCGTTATAAACAACCAACTGGTTCAAACGGTTAGCCAAAACCTTAATGTAAGCATCCAAAGATTCAACTTTCAGACCACCACCATTGTTGATCTGATTGTCATATTGCATACCGGTCTGCAAACCGGCTTCCATTGCTTTCAGCACATCAGCAGTATTGTCAGCACCACCAAAAGCAGCCAAATCGTTATAATTGTACAAATCCATTGTTCTATAATGTTTTATATTTTTCAATCGAAATATTCCTTACTTCTGGAGCTTGATATTGTACTTTTCGTACATGAATTTTGCCAAATCCTTACCTACCGTATCGGCTTCAGTATTTGCCAAGAAAACCAAAGCATCGTCACCGATTGACTTTTCAAGTTCCTCTCCGGCATTTTCAATAGCCTTGTTGATAGCAGCCATCACTAAAGGACGTTGTTTTGTAACAGAAAGAAGTGTCTTGCCTTCTTCGTCAACTTCCGGCTTCATTGCTTTTTCCAAAACAGCGGAAGTCTGAACGCCTTTGAAAGAAGGTGTCTGTGCGCCAAAAGATTCCAAAGATTTTTCAATGTTGCCAAAACGTTCGTTCATGACTTCTGTCATACCCTTAACGATGTTAGCAGCCAAAGAAGCACCGAAAGCCTTCATATCATCCATAGAGAAAGATTTCTCAACCTTATCCTCTTTTTCTTTGATATCTTCTTTCAAATCCTTCTTGTCTTTTTCATCTTCTTTTTCGTCCTTTTTCAAATCGTCAATGTGCTTTTTGTCATTTTCGATATTCTTATCCTCTTTCTTTTCAGATTCTTTCATATCGGCAACACTTTTCGATTTTTCAAAAGTCACATCTCCGTTCGCTACCATAGTAGCGATATCTTCTGCACTGAAACCAGAATTTTCAAGTGCCTTGTATAACGGATCGTCTTTAAATTCTTTTACGTCTACCATAACATTATGTATAAAAAATTATTGTCGAACTTTTTCTACGAATGTATCTAAAACACTTTTTTCAACTCTACCTTCTTGAACCGCACGATAAATCTCCCAAAAAGCATCAACATCAAAAGAATGTGATTTTTGAAAATTCACCTTGAAATTATTGTCAATCTGGACAAGTCCATTCTCTGTGCAATATTCAAAAAGAATAGTTGATTTTTGTATTTCCAACAAATCATTCACACTACCACCCTTACTTTTTTCGATATCCAAATAGGTCTTAGTGTTGACCGGTGTCATTGTAAGGGCAATGTTTGTAATAAGAGCTTTTGTTACTCTTTTAGGATTTTTCTTATCCCGTTCCAACGCTTTACCTTCTACGCTCATACCCGGTTTTCTTGTCGAACCCGATTCTTGCATTTCAATTGCCTTATCCCAAAAGGCACGGGCTTCCGGCGACTTTTCCCACAATTTACCTTTTACAAAAAACTTATTGTCTTTCACATAGGCTTCAATAGGTTCACCGATCCAAAAACGACTTTTGTTAATAGGTGAACGTGTGGGTAAATGATCAAGATTAAATAAACCGGATTTCAGGAATCTATCATATATAAACCCGGACGGTTCCAATACTTCTTCTTCATCGTCTTTTGAAGAATCAGAAGCGACACCAGAGAATACCATATTTGCATACGGAGACTGTTGTTCCGATACCGCACTTTTGGCTTTCTCCAAGTCCAAATCTACATATAATTTAAAACTATCAAACATTTTTGATTGATTGAAATTGAAATAAACGTATTAGTAACACTCAA